GCAAAACAATAATTATGTACGTTCAGCATAGCTCACCGTTCACTAAAAAAGGCGATGCTCCATCTAGGAAGAAATCAAAAGGCTATTATGCTAAAGTAAAAAAAGGTAGTGGCACTGGTAGTAAAGCCGGCGGGGGTATGACAGAAAAAGGCGTAAAGAAATATCGCAAAGATAATCCAGGTAGTAAACTATCAACTGCTGTGACTACACCGCCATCAAAGCTTAAAAAAGGAAGTAAAGCGTATAAACGTAGAAAATCATTTTGTGCACGATCTAAAAGCTGGACCTCAGAAAGAGGTAGAGCCGCACGAAGAAAATGGAATTGCTAATATGAAATATAAACCGTTTACATCAAAACACTGTACACCTTCAAGGTTTACAAGTCCATTAATGCAAACTGATGCGGTTGAAAAGAAAACGCAAATGGATCAAATAAATGCCATTGTTAAAGCGAATCAACAAAGAACAGGATATACTCCGCCTACAAACCGCGCACAGCCTACTATATCGCAAGGAACTGAAGATAGCCTTTTTACAAAGCTTAAAACAATTGTATCAAATCCATTTGATGCTTTAAAAGTTGCATTAGTCCCAGAAGAAGGCGCCTATGAAAGTTTACAAGCTTTAAGAGAAACAAAGCAAGCAGCAAATGCGGGTGTAAAAGAAGCAAAAAACCAATTAGATTCAACTAAAGCATTTAATACATTGTCACAATTTGTACCTGCCGTCGCTACAGCAGATGCTATTGCCTCCGCGATTGAAGGAGATCCAACTGCTATTGTAACAAAAAAGTTAAATAAAATAAAACCTGTGTCTAAAGCTTTAAAAAATATAAATTTAGACCCTAATAAAGCTTCCAAAGTTTTAAGCACAGGGCTTAAGGTTGCTAAAAAAATATGATGAAAGATAGAGGGCTTGGTGATACTATAGCGCGTGCTACTAAAGCTACAGGCATAGATAAGTTTGCAGAGCAAGTTGCTAATGGTTTAAATATACCAGGCGGCTGTGGCTGTAAAGAGCGTCAAGCATATCTTAATAAAGTTGTACCATACGGTAAAAAATAAATTATGGCTTTTAAAATGAAACCAGCTCCATTTAAAATGGATGAAACTCCGGTATACTATGTAGACATGGAAGAAGGTGTTTTAGGTAAAGCTAATAATAACGGCACAATAATAGTAGATGAAAATTTATCACCGCTAGAAGCTAAAAGTGTTATTAAGCACGAGCAAGTGCATATAGATCAAATGCGCAGAGGTGACCTTGATTACGACGATAAAAATGTATACTGGAAAGGCCGTATAATTCCTAGATCTAGTATCAAAGAAGGTGATGAGAATTTACCTTGGGAAAAAGAAGCTTATAATAAATGTAAATGAAAACTTCTAAAAAAGGATATTTAAAAAATAGCCCTGATGTTAATAAGCCTTATAATGTTATTGAAGGCAACAAAATAACAATGAAAGGAGTTGAATTTAAAGTGCTAGGTATTGACAATAATGGCTCAGCTAAAATAATGTACCCTGGTTACGATTATGTATTTCCAGGTGCTAAATATGTAACAGAATATCCGTTAAATAAAAAATAAATAATTATGCCATATCAACAAAAATATAAAGCAGTAGCTAGAATGAATAGCCCTTACGCTAAGCTAGGGCACAGTAATTCTGTAGCTATGCAGCAAAAAAGATACGTATTAGAATCAGATATAGAAGCGGCTACCGAAGGCAATCAATTAGTTCCTGAGCTAGGGGGTAATTTAAACGAAGTTGTAGTAACTGCAAACCCAAAAACTGGTAATACAACAAACTCAACGTCTACATCAGATACAAACGTTAAAACAGGAAAGAAAAAAAGAAAGCCTAAGGCACCATACAGTTTAGCTGGAGTTGCTATTCAAGCATTAAGAGTGCCATTTACACGAAGAGCATATGGAGCACGTGAAGGCGCAAAAAGAGAAACAGAAAGAAAAGCTGGGTTAGCCACAAGCAATCGTTATAGAACAAGATTATTTTAAAAGTAATTTAATATATAATTATGTAATATTTATATTGCATAATTAACTTAAATTAAATATAATGAAAAAAATACTTTTATTAACAATTTTATTTTCAGCTTTTACATTTGCACAAGGTAAATTTCAAGGGTGGTGGCATAACCCCGAGCAAGAAGATTATATAACAATAATTGAAGAAACTGATTTTGGCGTAATAAGCGTTGTTAATTTTGATCCGTTTGAAGATCATTATATACAAGAACAAATAGTTGAAAGAAGTAAAAACACTTTTACAACACACATACACAGGCCTGAAAACGGATGGACTGTTACAATTGAATATAAATTAAAAAGTAAAAATCGTTTAATATGTAAATTTACAGGCGATTACAATGAAACTTTAATATACAAAAGGTATAAATTTCCAAAACAAAAATTAAAAACTTAAAACAATGGCATATACGCAATCGCCCGCAAATGTATTAAAAGGGCAAATGAAAAACAAAGCGGCAGGATTAATGCATGGCGACTCTGTGGCTCATCAAAACGTTAAAAAAGGAAACGATTCAGAACTATTGAATTATAGCACTAACCAATATAGTTACACAAATAACCCTAATGACCGATTAGCGAATAATAGAGTTCAAGATGGGCATTTAACAGGGGCTAGATTTCATTATTCAGATAAAGAAGACGGCCCAAGTGTAAGAGAAGCATTTAACCAAGCGTTTAAAAGAGCTGGCAAACTAGGTGCTAAAACTTTTAATTTTCATCACAGTGGTACAAAAGACAAAGATGGTAAATATACTTTTAAAGGCGGTAAGTATACTACTGAAAAATCATAAATGAAAAAGCTTTTAAGTCTTTTATCAGGCGGTATAATTAAAGACGTAGGTAATGTAATCGATAAGCTTACAACTACAGATGAAGAAAGATTAGCTGCTAAACAAAAGATTCAAGAGTTATTGGAAAAAGCAGATCAAGACGCACAGACACAGGTGACTGAAAGATGGAAAATGGATATGCAATCAGATTCATTTTTATCTAAAAACATTCGGCCACTTGTGCTGGTGTATCTTACATCTATATTTACTATTTTAGCTTTTGCTGATGGTAATGTAGGCGGATTTGTAGTAGCAGAAGATTATATTCCAATTTTTCAATCATTATTAATAACAGTCTACGGTGCGTATTTTGTTGGACGCACGTGGGAAAAATCAAAAAAATCCAACAATAACAATTAAATTAAATCAAATGTCAAAAATTACAGATGAGCAGTTAGAAAAGTTACATAAACAGCAAACTGCATTAAATTCATTACTAAGCAAGATTGGTATCGCAGAGTCTCAGAAACACGCGCTGCTACACGAAATTGCAGGTGTAAATCAAGAGATTGAAGAGTTCAAAACTGAACTTGAAAAAGAATACGGTTCTGTTAATATTAATTTAGAAACAGGCGAATATTCTAAGATCGAACAAGATGAAGTTAATAAGGAAGATTAGTATTGGGTCAGACTATAAGAATGACGCAATGCATTATTCAGTAGGTCAGCAAGTATATGGCGGTCACGAAATATCGGCTATACTGTTTGAAGACGAAGATACTTCGTACAATATCTACATTAAGAAAAACTCAGAGGTTTTGCCATGGAAGAAATTTAACTCTAACATGGCAATTTCCGTTGAGTACGATCTTGAATACTAATGAAATCATTATACCAATTTATAGTAAAACCTAAAGGCAAACGATATAATAATACTAAAAAAGTAGGTGACAGTAGCCTGCTACTAAATACAAGTATAGAAAGCTTTCGTCACATAAACAAAGAAGCTATAGTAGTTTCTACTCCAGCTGCTTTTAATACCAACATAAATATAGGAGATACTGTTTTAATACATCACAATATATTTAGAAGATGGTATGATATGAAAGGGGCTGAAAAAAACGGAAGTATGTATTTTAAAGATAATATGTATTTCGTTAACGTAGATCAAGTTTATGGGTATAAAAAAAATAACAATTGGGTTATGGTTAACAATAGATGCTTTATAAAGCCTATTAAAGAAACAAGCTCATATTCAAACGAAAAAGAGCAAAAGCATATTGGTATACTAAAGTATGGTAATAATGCGTTAGAAGCGCTCCAGATTAGCCCAGGAAGCTTAGTAGGCTTTACGCCTAGTAGTGAATGGGAATTTATTATAGACGATGAGCGTCTTTATTGTATGAAATCAAATGATATAGCTATTAAGTATGAACGTAAAGGACACGAAGAAGAATATAATCCGAGCTGGGCAAAAAGCGGTTAATGAATTAATTCGCGTTGCTGAAGAGCAGATTATAACAGATACTGAAGACGACCTTTCAGCTGACAGACTTAAGAATGCCGCAGCCACTAAAAAGTTAGCGATCTTTGATGCGTTTGAAATACTAACACGCATAGACGAAGAAAGATCATTATTAGAGGGTGAGAATCAAGCGGCTAAAGCTAAATCATTTAAAGGCTTTGCAGAAGGTAGATCGAAATGAATTACACACAAACACTGTTTGAAATTCTGCCTGATTATATAAGCAAGAAAGTTCTTAATAAAAAGAATAGGTATAAGCAATGGAAGTATGGCTATGACAAAGAAAACGATGTTGTAGTTATAAGTAAGACCGGAGAGATTGGAGATGTGTATAGCATACAAAATCTTAAAATAGCTTTACCAAAAACATCTGATCCGTATAAATTTAAAAAAAATACGTGGAATCAAATAGATTATCCTAAAGAACTTGAAAAAATAAAAAGTGTATTTGAGTGGAACCAAATGCCCGAATACTTTAAAGAAAAATATTATGACTATATTGACGAAGAGTTTAAACGCCTAGATCAGGGGTTTTCGTTCGTTAACAAAGGCAATTCTACTTATATTACTGGCACTCATTACATGTACTTGCAGTGGAGTAAAATTGACGTTGGGGCCCCTGAATTTAGAGAAGCAAACAGATTATTCTTTATATTTTGGGAAGCGTGTAAAGCTGATACACGATGTTATGGGATGTGCTATCTTAAGAACAGACGATCGGGATTTTCATTCATGGCATCGGGAGAAACTGTTAACATGGCAACAATATCATCTGATTCACGGTTTGGCATACTATCCAAATCCGGAGCTGACGCTAAAAAAATGTTTACTGACAAAGTTGTGCCAATATCCGTTAATTACCCATTCTTCTTCAAGCCAATACAAGACGGTATGGATCGACCAAAAACAGAACTGGCGTATAGGGTACCCGCATCGAAGCTTACCAGAAGAAAACTTGATCAAGGCGAAAAACCGGAGGAGCTCGAAGGGCTCGATACAACAATCGACTGGAAAAACACAGGAGACAACTCGTATGACGGTGAAAAGCTCAAACTTCTTGTACACGACGAATCGGGAAAATGGGAGAGGCCGGACAACATTTTAAATAACTGGCGAGTCACAAAAACAACACTTAGGTTAGGATCTAGAATTGTAGGTAAGTGTATGATGGGCTCAACTTCAAACGCATTAGACAAAGGTGGAGCAAATTTTAAAAAGTTATACGAAAATTCAAACGTTACTGAACGAAACCGCAATGGACAGACTAGCTCGGGACTATATTCTTTGTTTATACCTATGGAGTGGAACTACGAAGGATTCATTGATACTTATGGAAACCCTGTCTTCGATACACCAAAAGAACCAGCTGAGGGGCCATATGGAGAGCTTATTGACCAAGGAGTAATTGAACATTGGCAAAATGAAGTTGATGGTCTTAAAAATGATCAGGACAGCTTAAACGAATATTACAGACAATTTCCAAGAACTGAGCAGCACGCTTTTAGAGATGAAGCAAAAGAGTCTTTATTTAATTTAACTAAGATTTACGAACAGATAGATTATAATGAAGAAGTTCAAAACGGAATGCAAGTTACACAAGGTAGTTTTCAATGGGAAGGCGGGGAGCAAGATAGCAATGTAATATTTGCGCCAAATATGAATGGAAGATTTAGAGTATCTTGGGTGCCTCCTAAAAATTTACAAAACCGCGTAATAGTAAAAAATGGTGTGAAATACCCAGGTAATGAACACATTGGTGCTTTTGGTTGTGACTCGTATGATATATCAGGAACAGTTGATAAGAGAGGATCAAAAGGTTCTTTGCATGGATTAACTAAGTTTAGCATGGAAGATGCGCCGCCTAATATGTTTTTTTTAGAATATATTGCACGGCCTCAAACAGCTGAAATATTTTTTGAAGATGTACTTATGGCGCTGGTATTCTACGGGATGCCGTTATTGTGCGAAAATAATAAACCTCGATTATTATACTATTTAAAAAGAAGAGGTTATAGAGGGTTTTCAATGAACCGACCGGATAAGCTTTGGAATAAGCTTTCTGTTACAGAAAAAGATATAGGCGGTATACCAAACTCGTCTGAAGACATTAAGCAAGCGCACGCTGCAGCAATAGAAAGTTATATAGAAAATTATGTTGGCCAAGTTACTGAAGGTGTATATGGTGATACGTATTTTCAAAAAACGCTAGAAGACTGGGCTGGATTTAATATAAACAATAGAACAAAATTTGATGCAACAATTAGTTCGGGGTTAGCTATTATGGCTTGTAATAAAAACAGGTATAGACCGTCTGCTGAAAAAGTAATTAGGTCTGTACCGCTAAGCTTTAAAAAATATAACAATAAAGGATATAGTTCAAAAATAATATAATAAATGGTTAATACTAATTACAACAGCTCGTTTCCCGATCAGGTGGTACCTAATGAGGAAAAGCAGTCATTAGATTATGGTTTGCAAGTAGCAAGAGCTATTGAAAACGAGTGGTTTAGAAATAACCGTGGCGGGGATCGTTTTACTTCTAATTTTCAGGAGTACCATAGGAGAAGGTTATACGCTAGAGGCGAGCAATCTATTCAGAAGTATAAAGATGAATTATCTATTAATGGTGATTTATCTTATTTAAATTTAGATTGGAAACCTATACCTATTATTCCTAAATTTGTCGATATTGTAGTTAATGGCATGTCGCAGCGTAATTATGAAATAAAAGCAAGCGCTCAAGACCCTGTTGCTCAAAAGAAAAAAACTGATTACGCCAGAGGCATAATGTTAGATATGAAAAAATATCAGCAGCTTATGGCATTAACGGAGCAAACAGGCAGAAATTTCTTTTCTACAGATAATCCGCAATCATTGCCAAAAAACAAAGAAGAGTTTGAACTGCATATGCAGATGGACTATAAAGAGTCTGTTGAATTAGCAACTGAGCAACTTATAAATAACTGTTTAGATAAAAATAAATACGACTAAATTCGTAAAAGAATTATACAAGACTTGGTTATATGTGGTATAGGAGGAGCCAAAACAGAATACAATAAATCAAATGGGTTGCAAGTAAAATATGTTGACCCCGCGAACCTAGTCTATTCTTATACTGAAGACCCTAACTTTGACGATTTATATTATATAGGCGAAGTAAAACAAATTTCATTAAGCGAAATTGCAAAGTTATTTCCGTATCTTTCGCCGCAGGATATTCAAGAAATACAAAAGTACCCAGGCAATAATGATTATATAAGAAATTATTATGGGCAAAACGATAACAATACAATAAGTGTTATGTTTTTTGAATACAAAACTTTTGAAAAGCAGGTATTCAAAATTAAAAGAACAGAGTTTGGCTTAGAAAAAGCATTAGAAAAAACCGACGTATTTTCGCCGCCCCCTAGCGATAATTTCGAAAGAGTAGAAAGAGTTATTGAAGTGTTATATACGGGGGCTAAAGTGCTCGGTCATGAAAAGATGCTTTCGTGGAAGTTAGCTGAAAACATGACAAGGCCATACGCTGATTCTCCTAAAGTTGAAATGAATTATAGTATAGTAGCGCCTAGAATGTATAAGGGCAAGATTGAATCATTAGTAAGCCGCATAACTGGGTTTGCAGATATGATCCAGCTTACTCATTTAAAATTGCAGCAAGTTTTATCTCGTATGGTACCAGATGGTGTCTACGTTGATGTTGACGGCTTAGCTGAAGTAGATTTGGGTAACGGCACAAACTATAATCCGGCGGAGGCATTGAACATGTATTTCCAAACTGGTAGCATAGTGGGGCGCTCGTTTACACAAGATGGCGATATGAACCCCGGCAAGGTGCCTATTCAAGAGTTACAAACATCATCTGGACAAGGGAAAATTGCTTCGCTTATTAGTACGTATCAATATTATTTACAGATGATAAGAGACGTAACGGGATTAAATGAAGCGCGCGACGGGAGCACGCCGGATAAGAATGCGCTGGTAGGGCTACAAAAGCTTGCAGCGGCAAATAGCAACACAGCTACAAGACATATATTACAATCAGCTTCTTTTATTACGCTTAGATTGTGTGAAAACATTTCTTTAAAAGCTAAAGACATATTTGAATTTGCTTTAACAGAAGAAACACTGTTAGAAAGTATAAATCAATTTAATGTTGAAACGCTAAAAGAAGTTTCGGATTTACATTTGCATGATTTTGGTATATATTTAGAACTTGAACCTGACGAAGAAGAAAAAGCTCGTCTTCAACAAAATATACAGGCTTCATTACAAGCCGGTTCAATATACTTAGATGACGTTATAGAAATACAAAACATTAAAAATATTGATTTAGCTAATAAGTATTTAAGACTTAAAAGGCGTCAAAAGCAAGAGCAAGATCAACAAGCAAGTCAAGCTAATATACAAGCACAAGCGCAAGCAAATGCTGAAACAGCAGAAAAGGCGGCCTTAGCGGAATTGCAGAAACAGCAGGCTCTTACGGAGAGCAAGCTGCAGTTAGAGCAGGGTAAGTCGCAATTTGAAATACAAAGGCTAGAGCGGGAAGCAGAAATTAAAATGCGTTTAATGGAATTAGAATTTAATTTTAATAAACAATTAGCGCAAGCGCAAGCGGAAGCCGCGAAAGGCAAGGAATCTTACAAAGAAGATAGGAAAGACGAGCGCACTAAAATACAAGCTTCGCAGCAATCAGAATTGATTGATCAACGAAAAAACGACACACTGCCAAAAAACTTTGAATCCGCTGGATTTGATGTGCTAGGTGGGTTTGACTTGGGTCAATTTGATCCTAAGTAATTTTTATTAATTTTATAATATTTTATCATGACAGAAACAGTCAAGCAAGAGGGAGAATTTAAAGTTAAACCTCGAAAAATGAAAAAGCTTTCTGATACACCTAAAACTATCAAAGTAGATTTATCAGAAAAACCGGAAAAAACACAGGAAACAGGTGATACCATTAAGGTAGATCTTACTGAAAAAAAAGAAGACGATGCCGTTCAAGTCAACCCAACAGATGAGAGCAATGCTCCTGTCGAAGAATCCAAAGACTCGCCAAGTAGCGAAGAAGTGGTTGAAGAAGTACGGGTCACCGAAGAAGAACCTGTAATACAAGAAATAACAGAAGAAGAGGTTCAAGAGCAAAAAGAAACTCTGCAAGAGCAGGTTGAAGAAGCTGTGCAGGAGTCACAAGAAACTGCTGAACCACTACCGGAAAATATTCAAAAAGTTGTAGACTTTATGAGTGAAACCGGAGGCACATTAGAAGATTATGTAAGATTAAATGCAGATTATTCTGATGTAGATAACAATACACTTTTGCGAGAATACTATCGCCAAAGCAAACCTCATCTTGATTCGGAGGATGTAAATATACTTTTAGAAGACTTTACATGGGATGAAGACATAGATGATCAGAAAGATATACGTAAGAAAAAAATTGCGTATAAAGAAGAAGTTGCGAAAGCTAAAGGTTTTTTAGAAGGGCTGAAAGATAAATATTACGACGAAATCAAGTTGAGACCCGGCGTAACTCAGCAACAAAAAGAAGCAGTTGACTTTTTCAATCGATACAATGAAGAACAGCAAACTATAGAGCAGCGAACTAACGATTTTCAAGGACGTACAAAAAATTATTTTAACGACGATTTCAAAGGTTTTGATTTTAAACTCGGTGAAAAACAATTTAGGTACGGACTAAAAGATAATTCTTCAGTCGCAAATCAACAATCAGATATAAGTAACTTTATCAAGAAGTTCTTGAATGACAAAGGTGAAGTGTCAGATTTAAGTGGATATCATAAAGCTTTATACGTAGCTAACAATCCTGACCGTATTATAAACCATTTTTATGAACAGGGTCGTGCTGACGCAGTTCGTGATTTAACAGCTAAATCAAAAAATATTAGCAATGAACCACGATCAACGCAAAGCGGCGATGTGTTTGTTAATGGCTATAGGGTCAAATCTGTTAGCGGTGCGGATTCTTCAAGACTTAAAATTAAAACAAAACGTTAAAACTTAAAATTTATAAAAAATGGCATTATCACCTTTGTACGGCTCGTTGATCCCAACGGCCGCAAAACAAACCGGCACTTCAAACTATCTTGATTTTACAAGTGGTGCTGGTAATGACTTTTCTCAACAATATCTACCTGAAATTTATGAAGCTGAAGTAGAGCGATACGGAAACCGTACGCTTTCTGGATTCCTTCAGATGGTAGGAGCTGAGATGCCGATGAGTTCTGATCAAGTAATTTGGTCTGAGCAAAATCGTTTACATATTTCGTATAACGCATGTACAATTGCAGCCGCTGATAGCGCTACTGTAATTATTGGAGACAACACTACTGGAGGATCTAGTATTGTTGGAGGCACTGGAAAACATCATGCGATTCGTAAGAATGCATTGATTGTTGTTCTTGATCCTGACACAGGCACTGAGCAAAAAGCTTTTGTAAGCGCGATTACAGGGACTACCGTTGAAGCTCACCCATTTGGGTCAGCAACATGGTCAGCTGCTCTCGTATCTGCAGATGCTTTAAAAGTATTTGTATTTGGTTCTGAATTTGGAAAAGGAACTTCCGGAATGGAAGGTTCAGTAGAGCCTGAGTTTACTCAGTTTAGTAACTCGCCTATTATCATTAAAGATCATTATGGTATTAATGGTTCTGACACTGCTCAGATTGGATGGGTTGAAGTTGCTACTGAAGATGGAACTTCTGGATATCTATGGTATCTAAAAGCTGAATCAGAAACAAGACTACGTTATCAAGATTACTTAGAGATGACAATGGTTGAGGCTGAAAAATCTGATTCAGCAACTGATACTACAGGTTCTATTTCTGCTTACAAACAAAATGTAAAAGGTACGCAGGGTCTTTTTGCAGCGCTTAACAAGCGTGGGAATGTATATTCAGCTTTTCCTGCTACATTAGATTCTTTTGACGAAATCCTTAAAAACCTAGACGGACAAGGTGCAATTGAAGAAAATATGCTTTTCTTAGATCGTACTACCAATCTAGCTTTTGACGATATGCTTGCAGGGCTAAACGGTGGAAATACTGGATCTGGATCTGCTTATGGTATATTTGAAAACTCTGAAGAAATGGCTTTGAATCTTGGATTCACTGGCTTCCGCAGAGGTTCTTATGATTTCTATAAGACTGACTGGAAATACTTAAATGATGCATCAACACGTGGATTTGACAGCAGCTATAATACTGCGGGCGAGGATTCAATTGATGGTGTTCTTATTCCAGCTGGTACTTCTACTGTATATGACCAAATACTTGGTACTAACATTCGACGACCATTCCTTCACGTACGTTATCGTGCATCTGAAGCTGATGATCGAAGACTTAAAACTTGGATTACAGGTTCAGTAGGTGGAGCATTCACTTCAAGCGAGGATGCAATGAATGTACACTTCTTGTCAGAAAGATGTTTGTGTGTTCAAGGTGCTAACAACTTCGTATTGTTGAAGAAATAAGCATTATCCTTTTAAAAAAAAATTACCCTCGTTTAACCGCGGGGGTAGTTTTTATTTTTATTAAAACTTTTATTATATTATATCATGGCAAAAAAAGCTGTAGCAGAAGAAACAATTGAGGTTGCACCTCAGGAAATAGTTAAGGCTAAAACTGTAAAAAAAGAGCCAAAAGGACCACAATGGGAAATTAAAGATAGACACTACTATTTAGTAGGTTCGTCCCCATTAACTTACACTGTACCAGCCAGACATTCTAGGCATAGATCATTGCTTTGGTTTGATTCAGAAAAAAATGAACAAAGAGAGCTTAGATATGCAACTAATCAAAATTCTCCATTTGTTGATGAACAAAATGGTGAAGCTACATTAGGGCATATTATGTTTAAGAATGGCCACTTATTCGTAAGCAAAGAAAAGCAAGCATTACAAAAGCTGCTTTCTTTATATCACCCATTTTTAAATAAAAGATATACAGAGCATGATTCTATTGTCGAAGCAAAAGATCAGCTTGAAGATATTGAAATAGAACTGGAAGCTCTTAATGCCGCAATGGTAATGGATGTTGACATGGCTGAAGCTATTGTTCGAGTTGAGCTTGGCAGCTCAGTTTCAAAAATGAGTTCTAAAGAATTGAAAAGAGATTTACTTTTGTTTGCTAAAAGAAATCCTGGGCTATTTTTAGAGCTTGCGAACGACGATAATGTTCAACTTCGTAATTTTGCAATTAAAGCAAAAGAAGCAAATATTATTAAACTTTCACAGGACCAGAGAATCTTTTCTTGGGCGTCAAATGATAAAAAGCTAATGACTGTACCATTTGATGAAAACCCATATTCAGCTTTTGCTGCATTCTTTCAAACAGATGAAGGCGTAGAAGTTTATAAATCAATTGAGAAAAAGTTTGCATAACGCGTAATACTAATATAGAGCGGTAGCGTTATGTTGCCGCTCTTTATTAAAATAAAAATATGGCTATAAATGTAAATACCGTATATCAAACGGTTTTATCTATTTTAAATAAAGAACAGCGGGGCTATATGACCCCAGATGAATTCAACAAAGTAGCTACTCAGGTGCAATTGGAAATTTTTGAAAGTTATTTTAATGACTTAAACCAACAGCTTAGAGTGCCGCAAACAAATGTTGAATATGCTGACAGACAAAAAAATATAGATGAATGCTTAGCTATATTTAAACAATTTGGAAATACATTTATAACTCCCGCGGGGAGAGTTTTAACGGTAACTGTTACTAATGGAGGAACCGGATATAGTAATGGCACAAATGTCACTACTAGTGGTGGAGACGGCTCGGGACTCACTGTAAACACTACAACCAGTGGAGGAGTAATACAGTCAGTTACTATAGCTAATGGTGCATCAGGATATTCAGCCACAAACACAATAATAATAACAGGTGGCACTACAGACGCTGTTTTAACAATAGACTCTGTTAATCCTGATTTGTATTTTTCTGTGCCAAATGACTTATATAAACTAGGCACGGTTATTTACAATAATGCCGTAGAGCTTCAAAAAGTTAATAGAAACGAATATCTTTACTTAAACGCGTCTCTTTTAACAAAGCCCACAACAGATTTTCCTGTATATATATACGAAAGAGCTACTCAAGGGACAGCAGGTAATAATACAGGCAGCCCTCATTTATATATATATCCTTCAAGCATTGCAAGTGCCAACGATATAAAAGTATCTTATATAAGAAAACCGTCTGATATTGTTTGGGGTTTTTCTATTGGTAGTTTAGGTCAATATTTATATTCATCTAATGTTTCAACTCAGTTTGAACTAATAGAGTCAGAACAAACAAATATTATATTAAGAATATTAGCATATGCAGGCATTATAATAAAAGACCCTCAAATTGTGCAGGTAGCAGCACAAGCTGTTCAGTCTGAGCAAATAAATTCTAAAAGTTAATATATGGCAGCACCTGATGGCGGATTAATAACGCAAACTAATGAGCAATATTACACCGGTGATGATTACGGTAGCTACAGATATATATCTATAACAGAGCTTATCAATAACTTTTTAATGATAC